CAATAAGCATTTATTGTCGTAAATATTCTGATACTGACCTATCCAATCATTTTTGATTGTTTCGGAAATGTCCGTTGCAATGTGATCGATCACATCAACGATCTTAATTTTTTTAAAATCTTCCGGATCCGTTTCTGATGTCGTCTGTAACGAATTGACTCCGCGTGCAACTCTTATGTAGTTTCCATCTCTAAATACGATAAATTCTCCTGCGTCGATTTTTGAATCCATTTCCGTTTTAGAAAGTTTAGAGCATTGTTCTGCATCATCTAGTCGTGTATAAGTGCTGCTCATTGTAAGTGGAGTTCCGGCAAGAATTCCTGCAATACGTGAGCAAAATGTGTGTTGCGTAAACGCTGTCTCTCCTATACTTACGCTTTCTGTTGTGTAGTTAATAATCGCCTTGTTGTCTGCTGCTCCTGCATCTGCTAAAACTGCCTTGATCTTCTTTCCCTGATCACGCATATTTTTAACCCACGTAATTACCTTTGTTTTCTGCTCTTCTTGTAACTCTGATCCAAATGTAAGATAGTCAAATTTGACGTTCTCAAGCTCGTCAAGGATTGTGTCTAAATCCTCGTATGCTGTTTTTGCAAAATAGCAAATCACAGATTTTGGTTTTTCTCTTCCTCCAACCATCGCAAGCTGAATCTGCGTTTTCAGATCTGCTGCTACGCCTTTATCAATCTCGTCTCCCGGTCTGTACTCTTTTGGATTCATATTTGAGCTTCCTGCAAGTACCAGGGCGACAATCTCATTATTGCTTCTTGTTTCTAATGTCTTCGCCAATTCGCGAAAAGTAATGTTAATCGCTGGCATCCCCATGCTGTAATACCTCCTTTATAATTACCTGTTTCATCATTTCTGCTTCTTCTGGTTTGTAAATTGAGTCTAAAAATTCAGAATCAAATGTGATTTGCGGTACATTTCCACGTTCTCCGGTATATCGAATTTCAAAATCTGATACCGGGACTGCCCTTTTCTCTGTCTGCATCGTTGCCAAGAACATTTGTTTTATTTTTTCAATGTCCTCCAAAACTTTGCTTTCATTTCCAGATTCTTTTTTTCCGTACATCACAACAATTTCGATCGAATAATTGTGACGATAGGTGTTTTTTGTATTAAGCTCTCCAGATTCCGTGACACGCACAAAAAAGCAAGGATTCTTCATTCCTTCTACTACTCCGAATTCATAGCACGGATAAGTAAATTCTTTTTGTAGCGTTGTGATTACCGCTTTTTTCATATCTTTCAACGTGATCATAGTCCTGCATCATCCTTTACTCTCTGTAGCACTCTTTTTACACGTTCTTCGTGTTTTCCGCCCCATTTTTTCAGGACAGCTGATACAATTCTCTTTCCTGGCACAAATCCGACACACTTCCCACCATTTTTAAGTTTTTTCCCATTTTTCTTAAACGGAATTATGATCTCATGTCCGTTCTCGATCAGGTGCCAGTGTGGATTCTTCTTTCCTTCTGCCATAAATTCTTGCAGATAAATACCGCCTTCATTCTTTACCTGTCCAAGCTTGAATCCTTTTGTCAGATTCCCTGTGTGCTTGTCAGTTGCTGCATTTGCTTCTTTCCGCACCGCTTTGGCAAATTCTCTACCTTCTTTTTTCAATTCTGCTTCTGCATAGTCAGGAAATTTTTTTGCTACTTTTTCAAGCGTTTCTCTTAATTCATCGAAACCTTGGCTGTCAAAATCAAAATTTATCTCATCCGACATCTTCTTTCCCTCGTTCCTCTGTGTCCGAATCGGACACCGCTTCAATCAGTCCCATTCTGATTAAGTCATTCACCGTGGCTTCATCGTTACAGTCTTTCACTTCATCCTTCTGCATATTAAGTGATCCCCTGAACGTCTGTAATGCTCGTATCTTCATTTTCTTCCACCACCTCTGCGTGCAAAATTAGAAATCTATCTGCTTCTTCTTCATTTTCAATCGAATTAATACAGTACATCTTGTCCCTGTACTTAATTTTCATTGTCTTATCTAATCCTTTTCGATACCTGATCGTGAACTGCATTTCTTCTGTCGCTTCGTTCTTCAGGATTTTGATTGATTCTGTCGATCGTGCTAGTCGGACCTTTGCCCATACCCTTGCAATCATTTTTTCTTTTCTGATTTCTTGTCCAAGATCATCTTTTTCGAAGCCAAATCCGTAGATTTCTATCTTTTTATTCATGTCTCCGATATTAATCATCTTCATCCTCCGAATAGTTTTCTAATTGCATTTGCAGTAAGATCGTCCTTGCGATGTATGATATTCTCTCATTGTTCTTTGTTCCCAGGATAGATCGGTTATCATACAGCTGTTGCATAATCAAAAACAGTGCAAGCTTCATTCTTGCACTGTTTTCGTCAAATTTACCAACTGCTGCCACTACCGTCTCGCATGCTGCATCAAACGCGAGATTGAATACCACATCATCTTCTTCTACCTTCAGATACTCACTTGCTTCTTCTAAGAGCTGTGAGCGTACATCAGCATCCATTTATTTTCCTTTCTTCTGTTCGGCAATGAATTCACTAATAACTTCATCTTTCTTTGTTTTTGTAATCGTGTAGCTCTTAGTTGTTGCAATCTGTTTAATCGCTTCTACTGTCATTGCTTCCAGTTCTGATCTTCTATATTTTTTTGTTGGTTCTGAGATCTGATCTGCCGGAATTTCTGCTTTATATACCGCCATATCATCGACGATCTGGCAGTCTAAACGTTCACGTACTTTAATTCCAGTCTGGTCTTTACTCCATAAGTCGCCTGCTTCCGTAGAGATTCCAATTGTAAGTTTTTCTCTGTCAAACAATGTGATCGCTTCTTCGAAGTTTCCGCAATAAATTGGCACCTTTCCAGTAGCTCCGTTTTTGATTGTCTTATTAGACATAACTACAGCCGGATATGTACCAAATAATAATCTTCTAGATGGATTTGTTACATCTTTCTGTAAGATGTAATTTCCTTCTTTATCTTTTAATTTGTCTAACCAGTTAAAACCGCTCTGGTTTGTCAATACTTTTGATCCTGCGACTAATGCCGGATCTAATTCGACGTTAAAGATGTTTTTCAGATCATCGACAGATGTTGCTTCAATTTCAAAACCATCTGTCATTTCATCCAATTTTTTAATAATCAGTGCATTTCTTGTTGCTTTTACTTTTCTGGCGATCCAGTTTTCCAAGTAAGAAATAATATTCTCGTCGGAATCTTCCAGCAATTCATATGTAGCTTTTAAGATTCCACCGAATTTTTTAATTACATACTCAACTTTCTTTAAAACTGGAGTTGCAGCATCTGGAAACTGGCTTTCTTCGTCTACTGTATCGAATGGAATGGAATCTGCATTCACTTCGTACACTCTGCTTCCTTTTACTTTTGTTGTGCGTTCTGTCCTTACAATCGTTTCTAAGGCATCTTCGGAACGTCTTAGTGTTCTAATTGTTGTAGAGATATCTGCTGGTACTGTTAAGCCTCCATCTTCGTCAGATCCCTCTTTCATAGCATCCAGCACTTCCATATCTTCCTTTGCAACTGGTTTCTTTTTAAACCCAGCTCTTAAGGCATTGACAAGTGCAGATACGACACTTTTCTTTCCTTTGATTTCGTTTACTTTCCCCTGTGCTGCCTGGTTCTTTACACCTTCTCCTTCTTCCTGTTCCATCTCATCTAACAGATCGTACTTTTCCTGAAGGTCCTTCATTTCTTTTCTTGCTTTTTTCGCATCTTCCAAATTATCCTGAGCAATCAGGTTCTTAATTTCTTCTTTCTTCTGTGTAATTTTTGCTGCAATTTCTCTCTTATCCATTCTGTTTCCTTTCTCCATACTGGTCTAAGCTTTCTAATAGTTCTTTCTTTTCTTTTTCCCTTGCTTGGTACTCGCTAAAAGATTCGTTAAAAATTTCTTTTATATCCTGTCTGCTTAAAGGTTTTTGCTCGTTTTCTCTTTGTGCATTTTTCTCCTTTGCAGTCAAACTCGTTGGAACATTTTTGTAACAAAAAAACATGGAACTTCCAGCACATGCGACTGCATCGTTTGCTTCTTCGACCTTTACATCAAATAGCTCTGCAACCTCTTCTCCAGTTAACCATGTTTCATTGTTTACTTTTTGTTCGATTTCTTCTTTGTCTACCTTTGCTTTTGTCATGTACGTTTGCATGATCGCTTCCTGGCAAGTATCCAACGAATCTGCATCCTTTCGCAGATCATCCGCATTTTTTGTTGTAAAAAAATAACTTGCCGACGGCTTATGGATCATGACTGTTGCATTTTTAGGCATTACGATCTCATCTCCTGCCATCATAATTACGGATGCAATACTTGCTGCTAATCCATCGACGTACACTGTCTTATGTGCATTGTTGTGACGTAGCATGTTGTAGATCGCGATACCACCAAACACGGAGCCGCCGCCAGAATTGATATGTATGTTGATATTTTCAGTTCCGTCTAACTGATCAAGGAACTCTTTCACATCTCCCGGTGCCATATCCTCTTCATAGCATTCGCTCTGCCATGTTTCGCTTACAATGTCGCCATAAAAAAACAGATCCGCTGAGGAATCTGTCTGGTTCTTGATCGTCATGGTTCCACAGATTTTTCTGTTTCCATCGCGATCTTTGTTATAAAATTTTAATTCTTTCAAGCACTTGTTTCTCCTTTCTTGTATTGTTCGCCAGCCATTTTGACTGGGATAAAGTTTCCATTCATAAGTAGCACGTCTCCATCCGGATCTCTCGGAAGATCTAACAGTTCTCGTGCTTCATTTACTTTTCGCACTCCGTTCTGGATTCCTTGTGCAATAATATCCATCTGCGTCTTGGAATCTGTTCGTAGAATTGCTTTTTCATTGAATTTGCACTCCTTGTCAGTTCCTACATACAGCTTATACGTTAGTTCCTCTTCGTATTGTTTCAGAGGAAACAACATTGTATCTACCAAGAATGACAACTGCTGCATTTCTGAATTTGCATAAGATGATTTTTCGTAGTCGTTGATCTGGTTCGGTTTTACTCCGAACGCTGCCGCGATCTGTAGTGCAGAATACTTCTTTAATTCGAAGAACTGTGCATCTGTCAGCTTGTAATTTAATGGTTGTAACTGCATACCTGCTGGTACTGGAACAATCTTCCCTGCATTCTTTGGGCCAGAAAGATAATTATCGTACTTCCTTTGCAGCAATTTAATTTTTTTATCATCAATTTCTCCTGAATATTGCAATGCCATAGAGGCTGTCATCCCACCTTTGTACAAATTAGACATGTACTGTTGGCTCTGTGTAGCCCCTTCTACGACATCTCCAAGCATGTCACGCACCGGAATCCCTGTTAATCCATCTAACGTCATCGACGTTTTGAAATGCATTACATCCATTTCTGGAAATACGTACATTTCTCCATCCAGCGGATCTGTATATTGATAATAAATTTTACCTTGTCCGCCAAATATTCCTTTATTGTCATAAATCGGTGTCACATAATTGGATTGCATGATCCAAAGTCCAATATTTTCACTTCCGTTCCTAGAAATCTTTCTTTGTATCCATACATATCCATTTCCGTAATGGTTTCGGTTGTTTTCCACCGTTGCAAAAAATATTGACGGCGTTGTATGCGGATTTGGTCTTTGATTCAACAGTTTCGATGTGCTATCTGGATCTGCTCTGACTCGTCCCTTGCTTTTCTGCCATTCATATACTTTTATCGGCAGTTTTCCCATCGTTTCCGATAAGATTTTCATGCAAGTGTAGTATGTTGCTTCTCTTAGCTCGCTTTTATTTTTGTAACTAATCCCAAGCCACTCTGCAAAATCTTCTTCCGTCATTCCTTTTGTTGGGGAGCCTCGGAACCGATTTATAATTTTATCCATAATGTTTCTCGCTATTCCCATTTATCACTACCTACCATTCATTTTCTAAGAATTTGTCTAACGCTTCTTCTCTCGGATTTATAAAAATATGATATCTCGCCAATTTGTAAGCACATAACGTCGCATCCACTGGATCAATCTTCTTTGCTGTTGCATCCTTGTCAATTTTGATTAAGCCATTGTTTTTCTTAATTACCGCATTACTCATAGCATAATTTAAGACCGGATTATATAAATAACAAACATTACCCATAAGCACTTCTTCTCTGAATCCTTCCGTTGACTCATTCAATGATTTATGACTTTGGAAAACTTCTTCTACAATGTATCCTTCATCGCTTAGATCAATCATAAGTTTACTTGCATTCGCCGGATCAAAGCATAGTGTTTGGATATCCAGTTCTTTCTCCTTGCAAAAGTCAAG